TAATACAGATCCTGTTAATCCTAAGATTGCAATTGATGATTCTGTTTTATTCCTCTTTGATTGTGGTACTTCAACTACAGTTATCTAATTTAAAACGAACAAATATTTAATATAAAAGAAAAAAAAAGGATTTGACACATCATTAAAGTGTCAAATCCTTTTTAAATAAATTTTACAGGAAAGGAGATTTAGTAAAAAATATGGAACGAATAGTTAAACATCGAAGAGGAACGACTCAAAAATGGAATGAAAAAGATCCCATTATCAATAGAGGTGAATTAGTTGTTGAATATTGTGAAGATGGTTCTTCCAAACTAAAAGTTGGTGATGGAAATAAAAAATTCTCTGAATTACCATATGCATCTACTAATAGCAAGGGTGATACTGGTGAACAAGGTCCAAAGGGTGAAGATGGTCAAGATGGTATATCTGTTACTCATTCTTGGAATGGAACTACACTCACTGTAACATCTGCAAGTGGAACGTCATCTGTCAATTTAAAGGGTGAACAAGGTATACAAGGACCTAAAGGTGATACTGGATCAATTGGACCACAAGGACCTCAAGGTATTCAAGGTATTACACCAACTATAAAGATAGGAACTGTTACAACTGGAAACGCTGGTACAAATGCAAGTGTAACATCTTCTACAAGTGGAACTACAACTACATTTAGTTTTACAATTCCTAGAGGTGCTACTGGTTCACAAGGTCCTCAAGGACCTACTGGAGCTACTGGTGCAAAGGGAGATAAAGGAGATACAGGACCACAAGGACCTACTGGTGCTACTGGTGCTACTGGTGCAAAGGGTGCTACTGGTGCAACTGGTCCTCAAGGACCTACTGGTCCTGCTGGTGCTAATGGCAAAGATGGATTAACAACTAGTATAACAATAAATGGCACTAAATATTCACATAGTAACGGTAATATTACATTACCTAGTTATCCAACAAAAATATCTCAACTTGAAAATGACATAGGTTTAGGAGGATTACCTTCTAAATTCACATGGTCAATGTTAAGGGGGTATTAATATGTATAGTAAAAAGATATATGGGGTATCTTCTTATTTAGATATTCCAAAGATAAAAGAAGAAAACAATGATATAGAGATAAAAAGAGAAGCTGATTTATTAGAGTATTTACCTAGTTTTTATCACAATTCAAATATTGTAAAGGCTTTTATGGAAAGTAATAATATAGAAGTTGATATATTAAAGGCTTATGTAGAAGATTTGAGTAAAAATTTATATGTAAAAACTGCTACATGGGGGCTTGATTTATTTGAGGAAGAGCTAGGTTTAGTTACTGATAAATCTGTTAGCTATGAAGAAAGAAGAGAGAGAATATTAGCTAAAAAAAGAGGTAACGGAACTACCACAAAAGCTATGATTAAAAATACTGCCGAAGCCTTTAGTGGCGGAGAAGTTGAAGTTATAGAAAATTTTAGTGATTATTCTTTTATAGTTAAATTTGTAGGAGTTAAGGGTATACCCAAAAATTTAACTTTATTTAAAAAAATGATAGAAGAGATTAAACCAGCTCATTTAAATTATGAACTAGCTTTCACTTATACAGTATGGAGTATGGTAACGGCTAAATCTAATATATGGAATGATTTTAGCAACAAAACTTGGCTTGAATTAATGTCTTACGAAGGGTAGGTGTTTAAATGAAACTAACAACTAATTATGGATTAAAAAAACCAGAAGGTAGTGATGTGGTTAATATAGATGATTTTAACTATAATGCAGATGTTTTAGATAATGCAATAAAAGAAGTAAAAACAAAAGTAGATAATTTAAACTTAACTGCAAGTAATGTAAAAATGGCTGATGGTTCAAATGTAGAGGAAGCTATAACTAATTTACAAACTGAATTAAATGGAAATGTATCTACTTTAGAAAATAATATAAATGCAATAAGAGAGGTGTTATAATGGCAACTCTTAAAAGTTTAGTGGATGAAACTACTAATATAAAAAATGAATTAAAAACTTGTCATGCTAACTTAAAAAATAATCTAGTTGAAAAAGGTGTAGATGCTTCAAGCTCTGATAAAATGGCAACTTTAATTGATAAAGTTAGAGATATAGAGAGGCTTCCTAAATATTTTAACAATGTTTGGTCAACAAACCCTAACAATTTGGAAAGTGGAAGAATTGCACATTCTGTAGCATCTTTAGGCGATAATGTTTATTGTTTTGGGGGAAATACAACGGCATCAGAGGGTAGTGGCGTGTATTGCTTTAGTGTTTCTAATAATACATGGAGTGCTAAGCAAAGTATGCCAGTTAAAACATATTTCGCTTCAAGCTGTACTGTTGGCAATAATATATATGTGTTAGGTGGTGGAACTAGTACCCTTGCAAAAAAGAATTTTTGCTATAATCCATCAACGAACACATGGACTGAAAGAACAGGTAAATCATCAAGTTCATATAGGGGGGCAATAGCATGTGTTGATAATAAAATTTACCATATGGGCGGTACTTCAAATAATACTGAATGTTACGACATTACAACAGATACATGGACTTCAAAAGCTTCTTGTATAACACTTAGATCTTATGGCACAGCCCAATCTTGCGGAAATAATATTTATTTTATTGGTGGCAATGGGGGAATTAAAAAAGTTGAGTGTTACGATACTACAACAAACACATGGACTTCAAAAACAGATATGACAACAGGAAGAGAAAAAATGGCCAGTGCAATAATTGACAACTTTATATATGTAATAGGTGGAGACGCTAGTGTAAACAGTGCTCAAATTACAAATGAAAGATTTAATGTATTAACAAATACATGGGAGTCGTTGTGCGATATGCCATCTAGTAGGTATAGCATGGGGGCAACTCCAGTAAATGGAATTATATATGTAATCGGTGGTTACGGAAATACTAAAGTTAACGAAGCTTACTTACCTTAAAGGAGGAAACGAAAATTATGTTTAAAGTATGGAACAAAAAAGAAAAAATAAATGGTGTAGATGCAGAAATTATTATAAAATCTAATAACATAAAGCAAGAAGATGAAATATTCTTAGTTATTGATGATAATACTTTAAAAGTAACAGAAATACAATTTAAAGATGTAATATGTTTAAACTATAATATAAGCATTGATTTAACAACAGAAGAAGTAGCACAAGAATATATAAGAATAAAAGAAGCAGAAAAACAACAAGCTGAAAAAGAGCAAACAACTTTAGAAAATCAAGAAGTTAGAATATCTACTTTAGAAGCTGAAAACCAAGCATTAAGAGAAGAATTATCGCAAATTCAAGTATCTTTAGCTTCTTTAGTATCTGCAATAAATAAATAAATTTGTAAAGGCTAGGGATTAATTTCTCTAGTCTTATTTTTTATATACAGGAGGTGTTATAGTTGGAACAAATGATTGCAAGTTTAGGATTTCCTATTGCTTGTTGTTTGGGGTTAGCTTACTATGTTAAATACCAAAATGAACAAATATTGCAAGACAATAAAGAAGATAAGGAAATGTGGAAAAACGAACTCCAATACTCAAGAGAAGTAAATGCTAAATTATTAGCTTCAAATGAATTGTTAGCTAAAGAAATATCTTCAAAACTAGACCATATACTTGAAAGGGTTGGTGTATAAATGAACTTACTTATATTAGATGCAGGTCATGCTAAAAATACTGCTGGTAAAAGAAATGAAAAAGAGAAGTTTTATGAGTGGGAATTTAATAATGATATGCAATATAAAATAAAAGCTAGGTGTGAAGAATTAGGGATAAAAGTATTTTTAACTAATCCTAATCCTTCTATTGTGTCAGATATAAACTTATCAACTAGAGCATCTTTAGCTAATGATTATTGGTTAAGAAATTCAAAGCCTAAGTCTATTTTTATATCACTTCATGCTAATGCCTACTCAAACGAAAGTGTTAGAGGTACTGAAACTTATACTGCTAAAAATGCTTCTACTGCATCAAAGAATTTTGCTAAAGTTTTAAATGGTAATATAGTAAAGGTTGTGAAAGAATTAGATCATAATGCAAAAGATAGGGGAGTTAAATCAGAAAACTTTACTGTAATATATAAGGCTTCAATGCCAAGTGTATTAGTTGAGTATGGATTTTATAGCAACTTAGATGATTTAAAGATTCTTAAAAATAATAGAAGTGAATTAGTAGAAGCTACTGTAAAAGCTATATGCCAATATTTTGGAGTAACTTATAAAGAAAAAATAGAGCCTATTTATGATGGGAATATGTATGCAGTATGTGTAGGGGCATACAAAGATAAAAACAAAGCTAATTCAATAGTTGAAGAATTAAAGAAAAAAGGTTATACATCTACATATTTAAT